GGAGACCCGCTGATCTTTAAGCAGGGCAACACCACCAACTTCAGCGCCTTCTCCTACAGCGGCTGCCTGCAGAGCTACAACTTCAGCATGGCCAACGACGTGATCTATCGCGAGCTGGTCGGCTGCGCGAAGGAGATCATGATCACCAACCGGGCGCCCAGCGGCACCATCGTGATCGAAGCTCCGACCATTACGGCGAAGGACTTCTTCACGATCGCTACCGGCAGCAGCACCGGCAGCATCACCTTCCAGCACGGCACCACCGGCGGCAACATCGCCACGGTGACCACTGCTCAGTCCGACCTGGGTAACCTGACCTACTCGGATCAGGATGGCGTGCAGATGCTGAACATGCCGTTTATTGCGGTTCCGACCAGTTCAGGCAATGATGAGTTCAGTCTCGTCTACACCTGATCTTGGCTTTTGTTCTTAAGCAGTCGGACACCTACTCGTGGCCGGTCGCCTTCGATCTCCCTGTCGATGGTGGCCGCCATGAGCGTCAGACCTTCGATGGCGAGTTCAAGCGCCTCCCGCAAAGCCGCATTAGGGAGATCGGCCAGCAAATTGAGGCCGGCGAAATTATTGACGGCGCCATAGCTGCGGAGGTGCTGGTCGGCTGGTCTGGCGTGACCGATGGCGATGGCAAGGATGTGCCCTTCAGCCAGAAGGCGCTGGATCAAATGCTGGACATTCCGCTGCTGGCGACGGCTGTGGTGATGGCCTACTTCGAGAGCCTGCAGGGAGCTAAGCGAAAAAACTGATCGAGGCCGCTGAGCATTGGGCAGGCGGTGGCGTTGTGGACGAAACCGCCGACGATGCCGCGGCCTTCGGCTTCGATCTGCCGGATCTGCCCCCGCCACCGGATGAAGACTTCGGCATCCTGCCGGAGAACTGGCCAGTGGTGCAAATGTTTCTCCGTGTGCAGACGCAGTGGCGCACCACGATGAGTGGCGTGATCGGATTGGACTATGCAGCGGTGCGCTGGCTGTTTAAGCTGTACGACGTAGAGGAACCGCGCGCGCTGTTGGAGGACCTGCAAATCATGGAGGCCGCAGCGATGACCGTGATCAATAAGCAGGGAGCATAGCCATGGCCATGAACATGGAGGCAATGCTCAGGATTCGAGCCAATGTCACCGGAGAAAACAATATCCGCCGCCTTGGCAACTCCATGCAAGGAGTTCAGGGACAGGTTAAAAATCTTGCAATGTCATTCGACGGCTTGCGCGCAGCCGTTGGCGGAGTTGCCGGCCTGATTGGCGGCGGCTTGATCATTAATAAAATCTTCGGAGATGCAGCGACACTAGAGAGTCAGGCTCGCAGCCTGCAGGTTCTAACCGGCAGCGCGACTCAGGCATCTCAAATCATTCGAGAACTGCAAAGCTATGGAGCACTAACTCCGTTTGAGTCGACTGAACTGATCGAGACGGCAAAGCGCCTAAATGCTTTTGGGGTTGAATCGAGTCGAGTTGTTGATGTTGTAAAAACGCTCGGCGACGTAGCTGGTGCAACCGGAGCCAACTTAGGTGAACTCGCGACGGCCTATGGCCAAGTGGTGGCAAAGGGGCGGCTACAAGGCGAGGAGTTACTGCAATTCCAAGAGCGTGGCGTTGCGCTCTCGGCTGAGCTGCAGAAAATGTATAAGCTGCAAGGCCAAGAATTTACCAAGGCGCTCGAAGGTGGAAGAATCAGCGCCCAGGCTGTTGAGGTTGCAATTCAGCGCCTTACCGCGGCTGGTGGCAAATACGCTGATGGCGCTATCGCTCAGAGCGATACACTAAACGGTAAATTCAGCACGCTGAAAGATAACATTACAGGTCTCTCGCAAACAATCGGAACTGTGCTGGGTCCGGCTGTTAAGGCGATTCTAGATTTAGCGATAAATGTAATTGACACAATCAACAAGGCTATCAAGCTGGCCATTAGTGGTCCTCAGCAAGCGGAGGCCACCGCATCTATCCGCGCTGGTCAGTTGCCATTTGGCGGACCCGCCGCCATCGATCGCATCATTGGCGAGCAACGTCGGCGAGCGCTTCAGAGGCAAGCGGGAAGCGCCTTTTTAGGTCTTGGCTTCAATGAGCAAAACTTCATCAAACTGCTACAGCAGCAGCCTGAATTTTCTGCTCGCGCACAACGGCGCGCCGCGTTGCCAGCCACCCCTCCGCTATTACCTGGTCGCGCTTCGGGCAGTGATGCCGCTGAAAAAGAAAAAGCAGCACAAAAACGTGCTGAGGCTGAGCGTAAGCGAATCGCGGAAGGCATAGCATCTTCGCGTGAGTCACTAGCGCAATCGAGGGCGGAACTTGCGATTCTTCGCGAAACCGATCCTCTCAGAAAAATCCAGCTTGAATATGCAGAGAGGCGCCGAGCTGTCAGTGCCGCGGCCGATAAGGAATTGCGCCAGCAGTTGCCGATTGAACAGCAGGCCAATATCCAGCGCACCAGATCGGTTGAGATTCAGAAGCTGCAAGTTCAAGAAACGAACGCGCTCATCGAGAAATTCAAGGAGCTGAAGGGTGCAGGCTTCGAGGCCGGCATGAGCGGAGAGCTGTTCTATGTCTCTGTAGAGAAAACAACGTCGGCAATGGAAGACTTCCGTGCTGGCATCGGTTCGTACATTGAAAGCATCGGGACGCTGGGCGCCAACTTGAGCAATGTCACTCAGACCGCTTTCAAGGGTCTCGAGGATGCCATTGTCTCCCTGACCACTACTGGCACCTTTAGCTTCCGTCAGTTTGCACAATCGATCATCGAGGAGATCACCCGCATGGTCACCCGAATGTTGATCATTGCGCCTCTACTGCGATCTGTGCAGAGCATGTTCGGCGGTGGTGGCGGGGGCGGCTTGCTTGGAGTGGCCAGCACGCTGAGCAAGACCATCGGCTTCGGTGCTAGTGCCATGGGCAACGTCTTCGCCCAGAACGGCATCCAGAAGTTCGCCCGTGGCGGCATCGTCGACAAGCCGACGATGTTCCCCTTCGCCAATGGCATCGGCCTGATGGGCGAGGCCGGACCTGAGGCGATCATGCCGCTGCGCCGCGGCCGTGATGGCCGCCTCGGCGTGCAGGCCGCTAATGGCGGTGGCGCGGTAAGCGTGGTGGTGAATGTTGACGCCAGCGGCACCAGCGTTCAAGGTGATAACGCCAAGGGCGCCGAGTTCGGCCGGGCAATCAGCGAAGCCGTCAAGAATGAGATCGTGATTCAGAAGCGCCCAGGAGGCTTGCTCAACTAATGGCCACCTTCACCTATACGCCCAGCTTCGAGGCCACTGAGATCAGCAAGCCGAGGGTGGTCACCTTCGAGGCGGGTGATGGCTACCAGCATCGCGTCGGCTTCGGCCTGCACCGCAATGGCAAGGAGTGGCAGCTCAACTTCTTAAACCGCACCGATACCGAGCGCGACAACATCGTCGGCTTCCTCGATGCCCGAGCTGGCGTCGAGAGCTTTGACTGGACACCACCCCGCGGCACTGCTGGCAAATACATCTGCAGGGAGTGGCAGACCACGCTGCGCTCCTGCAACTTCAATAACATCACCGCCACCTTCATTGAGGTATTCGAGCCGTAGCCATGGCGATACCCGTCTCAGAGCTGCAAAAGATCGCGCCGAGCAGCATCATCGAGCTATTCGAGCTGCAGCTTGTCACCGCACTGCATGGCAGCAACACGGTGTACCGCTTCCATGCCGGCAGCAACATGGATGCCAACGGTGAGCTGGTCTGGAATAGCAACAGCTATCAGCGGTTCCCGGTCGAGGCCGAGGGATTTGAGTACACCGGCACCGGCAGCCTGCCGCGCCCGAAGATCAAGGTGAGCAATATCCTCGGCAGCATCACGACGATCCTCGCGACAGTCAATGCAACCACCGCCGGCAACGATCTGACAGGGGCAACGCTGACCAGGATCCGCACGATGGCGCGCTACATCGATGGCGCCAACTTCACCGGCGGCACCAACCCCTACGGCACGCCGGACCCGACCGCTGAGTTCCCGCGGGAGGTCTACAAGATCGCGCGCAAGTCATCCGAGAGCCGGCAGGTGGTGGAGTTCGAGCTGGCCGCGGCGTTCGACTTGGTTGGTGTGCGGGCGCCGAAGCGGCAGTGCATCGCGAACATCTGCCAATGGGTCTACCGCTCGACCGAGTGCGGCTACACCGGCAGCAACTACTGGGATGCGAATGACAATGTGGTCGGCACACTGGCCGCTGATGTATGCGGCAAGCGCTTGAGCAGTTGTAAATTGCGCTTCGGGGCAACCTCTGAGCTGCCCTATGGCAGCTTCCCTGGCATCGGCGCCTACACCGTATGAGTTGGAAAGATGAAGCCGCGCTTCATGCGGCCGAGGAAGATCCTCGTGAGGCTTGCGGCTTGGTGGTGGTCATCAA